CTCCTAGCGGAGTCTATTCCGCCAAAGTACTGAAGGCAGAAATTAGAACTTCTGCTGCTGGGAATAGATATGTGGCCTGTGACATTCAGATAATTCAAGGCGCACAGCAAGGAAGGCTGATTGACTCTAACTTTCATATTTATGCCAAGGATTCACGGTTTCGGCATGATTCGAGGAGAAGGTTTTCCAAGTTAGTTAAGTCTTGTGGGATTAACGGGAGCATCCACGATCCTGCTGAAATTATTGATAAGCCGTTTTTAATGGAGATTGATGAAACCACGGATAAGTTTGGTAAAACTAATTGCATTATTGGATTTGAAAGAATTAAAAGATGACATTACGAAAATACCAACAGGATGCGGTAGACTCATTATTTAAATTCCAAGAAGATCGCCCAGGCAAATCTTCCGTTATTGTCATCCCTACTGGTGGTGGAAAAACTAGAGTGATGGCCGAGGTCATCAGAAAGTCGTTTGGAATAAATCCTGATTGCAGGGTAATGATTCTGAGCCATGTAAAAGAATTGCTAGAACAATCGCATAAAACTTGCCTACATTACGCAACCGAGACTGGATTAGATGTCTGCGATATCGGGGTGTATTCTGCTTCCCTGAAGTCTAGACAGGTTAAAAAATTGACTATTGCTGGTATCCAGAGCATTCACCGTAAGGCTGATCTATTCGGCAAAATAGACATTATTATGGTCGATGAATGCCACTTGATTTCAACTAATGCAGAGACTATGTACCGAAGGTTTTTATCTGCAATAAGTGTCAGGAATAGCAATGTAAAGGTCGTTGGTTTAACTGCTACTCCTTATCGGCTGCAAACCGGATTGATCTTTGGTGGTGGGAAAACCTTTGATGATTGCTGCTATGCAATTGGAGTTAAAGACTTAATAACGGATGGCTTCCTTTCGCCTTTAATTACTGTTGGATACAAAGAAACGATTGATTTGCGGAAGGTGAAAAAGCGGGGTGGCGAATTTCTTCCGTCGAGTTTAGATGCGGTCATGGAGGATGATGCTTTAGTTACGCAGGGGGTAAAGGAAACAATTCAAAAGACGCAAGGCAGGAACTCTATCTTAGTGTTCGCCTCTAGTGTCAGACACGCCGAAATGATTTTAGCGAAACTGAAGGAATTCGGAGAACTTTCTAGCGAATTAATCACGGGCGAAACGGATCAAATGATTCGAGATTTTAAAATCAATGCGTTTCGGACGAAGGGGGTAAGATGGCTAGTTAATATAGCGGTGCTAACGACTGGATTCGATGCACCTGAGATTGATTGCGTGGTGGTAATGCGGCCAACCATGTCGAGAGGGCTTTGGTATCAGATGGTTGGGCGTGGATTCCGACTGAGTAAAGGCAAGGAAAACTGTTTGATTTTAGACTTTGGGGAAAACGCATTAAGGCATGGTTGCATTGACCATATTGAGCTAGGTGGAGGTGGGATTGAGAAACCTGCTGCGAAGGTAAAGAAATGCCCTGCCTGTCAGCATATACATAAAGTCAGCATTCCGATTTGCCCTTCCTGCGGGTTTTTCAAAATTAAGGAAGAGCGTCCAGAAATACCAACGAAGTTGTCCGATACGCAAACTGAAGGTGATATTCTGCTTGGACAGAGGAATAAAGAGTATGACATTGTCGCTTCTGTATACACGATATATCGGAAGCATCCTGGGGCTGACCCGTGCATTATGGAAACGCATGAAACGCTAGGTGGAACGCTGATTAAGGGGTATCATTCGCTGAAAGTTGGGCTAGAATATCCTGTTTCTAGGTGGTTGCGGAGCATTAAGGCTCAAGGCGTTCCGAAACATCATTGGGATTTAAACAAAGAAATGTTGCAAAGTCGAGAATGGTTAGATACACTTCCGAGTCCAAAAACAATAAAAGCACATAGAAATGATAAAGGATACTTCGTCATTGACGAGTATAACTTTTTAGAAACGGCGAAGGCAAGGTGAAAGGTAAACGCCTTGCCCTCGACCGAAGCTGGGAGGAAGCAACCCAGCAGGGTAATTCTAATATGATTTGTCGTTAATTAATAGAGGATTATTATGGAAGACATCAAAAAAGAAGCTCTGAAAATACGCACTAATGGCTTGTCTGTATTTTCGACCAAGGTTGATAAGACTCCGGTATCGAGAAAAATCAACAGGATTGTGGATTTAAGATCGAGGTTAGTTACCACCGCAGAAATCGAAATTGATTTTTCCCATGAAAATGTGGCTGGAATCGCTATAAATTGTGGCCCAACTCCAGATAAAACTAAGGATTTAGAGTGCCTCGACATTGACTGTGCTAACCTCGCAAAAGTGTTCTTGAACGAACTCAGGGTTGCTAACTCAGAGCTTACTGAAAAACTTTGCGGTTGCGTTGAACAAACTCCATCGGATGGACTGCATATCTTTTATTACCTCCCTCTAGGGAAGTCCAAATGCCGTGACATTGCAATTATGTCCGTTGAAAAGTCGAAAATATGGGTGGCTGAATCAAGGCTAAAGGGATCGACCAAGCTAACTGCTCCTCCACTAATCGAGACTAGAGGTGCGGGTGGATATGTAGTTGGATTTCTATCGAAAGCCATTTCTAAGGTTGATGGGGTAATTAAATCGTATAAGTTGTTGTACGGAGCTATTGAGACGATTCCGATAATTACGGCGGAAGAACACGATTTTTTAATGTCGTTTTCTGCGTCTTATGATGAAAGGTCTATAAAAAAGTTTGCAACGGCAAACCCCGAACCCATCTATAAATACGAAGTTGGTAAAAGGACTGCTCTTGAACAATGGAGACTCGAAACTACCTGGAAGGAAGTGCTGCCTGATAGTTACCGAATAATCGAGGTGCGCCCAGAATACTATACAGTTTGGCATCCAGATTCGTCCGATCCAAAAACACCAAATGCTGTGGCAGGGTGTAAGGCTGGTGGGATGGATCGCTATTGGTCTTTTTCTCCATTAGATTGGAGATTGCCATTCAACACCCCACTAACAAAAGACTATGTATTCTGTGCCTCTAGAGGTTGGGTAAATGGCTCTAGAGAATGGAAGGCATTTTATAAAACGGTGTTTGATAAGTACATCAATAATGAGCAACCTATTGACGAATCTCGATGGGAGTCTTTTGAGGTAGAGATTTCTAAGCTCAAAAAAAAAGAGCCGAGCAAAATGCTTTTGGACATTGTGCCGGATGAAGTTATTTCGTTTCCAGGGTGGATTGATGTTTATGTTGGATATTGCATGAGAAACGCTTTGTATCCAGAAAAGAGGATTGCGGTAGCTTCAGCCCTTGGGATGTTTTCTGCTTTAGTCGGACGATCCGTCATGGGGCCAGGGGAATTAAAGCTTTGCCTATACATGGTTCTCTTAGGTCTTACAGCGAATGGCAAGGATTTTCCAAGAAAACTGAACGCACGAATTTGCATGGAATTAGATAATGCTAATTTACTAATGACTAAAATTGGATCGAGGGAAGGGCTTGAAGAACAGGTAATGGCTGGGCCAAAATTCTTGATGGCTGATGAAGGAGCGTTCGATCTAGAGAAGGCTAAAAGTGGAGATGCTAGAACATCGGACATTATGGGTTCAATGCTAGAATTGTTTACAAGTAACTACATTAAGAAGCGAGTTAAATCTGGCGATGTTGGCGAAGAAAATTTTATTCGGTATCCATTTCTATCGGTTCTGACTTCTTCAACTCCCGAAGAATATTTTAGGGCATTATCGCCTAAGATGCTTCGCTCTGGGTTTTATAATCGTTTGTTGATTTTGCAAGCTGCGGTAAGGGGGAGAATGAATATTGCGGGATTATGTTCTAAAGAGCCTATTCCTCTGTACTTAATCGAAGTTGCTGAGAAGTTGCTGATTAAAAACAGTGATTTAACCGCTGGACGGCTAAAGGATGAATTAGAAGACGCTGGAATTTCTGGCATGGGAAATGAGCCTCTAAATAAAATTGAAAATGATGCTACCATGTTAGGTCTGGAAGGCGAGGCTATGGAATATGTTCGGGAACAAACATGGAAAAACGATGATGTTTATTCTGAATACCAGAAAAAGGGATTTGAAGAAAAAGCGGCATCTTGCGCCAGACTTCCAGAAATGGCCTTAAAGATAGCCTGTCTATGGGAACTATCTAAAAATATAAATGTTAAAGAGCTAAGTTTGGAAGGAGTAAAGGCTGGATTTAATTTTGTCTGGGAAGTTAATAAAAGGCAGACGGAAAACACGGTTCTGGTTTCGGATACTAAGTTTGGAGAAATTACCGATAAGCTCATTAAACTGATTTCTGGATCGTCACATGAAATCGAGCCTGGGGTTTTCGGTATGAAATTAACTCAGGCTAAAAAGCTACTACGAAAGACCATTCACAATGGACAGTCCGTTGATGATGCTATTAGGTATCTTCAAGATTGTGGTGAAATAGCAATTAGAAAAACGAGAGACAGCAAGACTGGAATCGGTGCAATATACCTGACTATAGTTGACCAATCACCTTCTCGATTCCAACACGAGGAATTGCCATCAAGCACAAATTAAATGCGTCCGCTATATCGGGAGAGTGCTTGAGCCGTCTCTTCATCATGTCCTTAGATTCGACCACCCTGCGCCCGATTGAGTCCACAATGTAAACAGGTGTTCTTAATTCCTCTATCAGTTTTTCTTTCATGTGAAGAGGGAGTCTGGAAATTGATACTTTGCCTTCCATTGCTAGTTCAGACGCTTCAAACCAAAGTGAAGAACGCATATTAGGAAATTCTCTCCACCTCGGTGCTTCACCCGATGCGTTTACCCCGTAGAACAAG